GGTTTGCCATAAAGGCTATCTAGGGCTTTAGTCCAGTACTTATCAAAGACTGCATCAGCCTCGTACTGTGCTGCAAAATCTATCGCTTTTACTGATCTGTCATCTGCCTTGATATATGCCTCATCTAGAGCTGACACTATTTCTGGGATAGATGGGACATGGAAGAATGATTTCTGTGGTGCATCCCATAATGGTTGTCCATCTATGAGCCATCCATCTCCACATAACTCTGTAGATGCTGCAAAGTTAGAGACTATAACTCTGGTTCCTGTGGCCTGTGCCTCAATGGTCGGTATTCCAAATCCTTCACCGTATGAAGTCGCTAGTAGTACATCCATACCAGTGTAAATCGCAGCCATCTCATTAGCTGGGATACCAGTCCTGAGCATATATGGATCTACAAATCTGTATTGCTCTTTTTTAAGTCCCACTGATTTGATTAACTCCAGCATTTTAATGCCACCTAAACTGCCTAACGCATCTGTGTGTAAATAGAGAACTGCATCTGTGTGCTTTTGTGCAAACATAGAAAATGCCAGAATATTTTCACCGAACGCTTTACGGCATGGATACACCCCTTTATTAGCAGCATTCATCCCTACTACGAATGCATCTTCTGGTACACGCATCATCTCGCGAGCAGTTATCTGCTGATCATCTCTAGTAATAAAATCAGTCGGTTCGTACACACGTTCGATAGCATGTGGCACATACTCAGATGAAATACCCACATTCTCCAGCATCGCTTTACCATACATACTCATAGCGATAGGTGTCACGAAGTCTTGTCTTACCCATGCTGCGACATCTGGTGGTGCTGGCATGTGATCTATCGGAGTCCATGCACCGATACGCCAGTCAGAATATCTAGGTCCCTTAAATATCCACTGGTCGAATAGTGTAATCATGGCGTGCTCAGCTGTAGGGTCATGTCGATACCAGTCGTACATGTGTGCAGGAATAACATCGTTACTCCACTGATCATGTCCACGTGGATAAACTGGCACATCACCATATGGTGTAGGCCATGTAGATGCTGCTGCCTCTAAACCATAATTTGCTGCTATGGCGATATCGTATCCAGCCTTTTTAAATCGTGGTACTGCCTGTGCTGTCTGTTGGCCGTATCCAGTCGTAGCCCAGGGTGCGTTAGACATCCATAAAGTTCTACGTTTTGTGTTACCAGATTTGACGGCATGTAAATGTCTAGGTTTTTGTTTATCTGCTGCTCTACGCTCAGCTCTATTCACGCAGGACTCCTTTATATAAGTGTGACCCCACACTACATGAGCATGGGGTCAAACTGGGGTCTAGGACACGACCTGCGCTTCGCATCCTAGACGACTATGTACTAATTAGATCAGCTAGTTGTTAAATATTTAACATGGCTGGTCTGAATTAGGTTTCCATCCAGACGTACAGAAGCCCTGAACGTAATTAGGTCTTGATTGAAAGCAAAATCGTCTGATCTATCGACTCTAATGCCACCAACTTGACGCACAAAGTATGAACTCAAGTTACCGAAGATAACTGATTTCACAGCTGAACCTACGTTGCTCATCGCTGGGTTTTCATAGATACGGTGACCTAATAATAGATCGCGATCTTCTGAAGATAGTGATGGGCTGAATAGATATTGACCAGCATTGTCCTTTAATTTACGCACTGCAGAAACAGTGTTTGCATTCATCATAAAGCCAGAGCCTGGCAATCTGCGTGCAACTGTGTCGAGTGAGTAGACCAATGAAATTAGGTCATCTGCTGCTAAGGATGTAGCTGTTGATGCTACGCCTGAGCCTGCGCGTGTAACGATACCGTTTGGCATAATTGTTCCTGTACCAAGAGTTAATCTGCTGTTTGCAGTTGTACCCATAGTGTTACCGATTTGGTCGGCTAGGAATCCAAGAATATCTACACCAGCATCTTCAACTAATTCACGTGTAACTTGAATTAGGAAACCATATTTGTAGGCTCCTAAAGTTACGAATTCGTTAAATGTAGGATCGGCTTCTGAGAATGCTGCTGCTTCTGCAGTTGCAGTTCCTTGTGTGGCTGAGTATGCACTTAGTGATGGGATTTGTAAGTTCTCTCCACCAGCAGTGTTCAGGATTGTAGAAGTCTCGAGCATAGGACCTACGAAACGTGCTAGCTCAATAATTCTGTTATAGAAAGAGGTAGGTACAGGTGATCCAGTGCTGGATTTTGTAACGTCTCTTTTTTCAAATTCGTAGGATCTGATATCGCCACGTGCTAATGAACGAATAACTTCTGCTTCATCTTTAGCAACTGACTTATCTGCTACTGGTTGTGATTGTGCTTCGAAACCTCTCATCGCTTCTGCTGCACGCACTTCGCGATCAGCATCTGCCTTTAATGTTTCGATTATTTGTGCTCTACGATCTAGGTCAGCTGAGATGTTTTCATATTTAGTGTTTTCATCTGCTGATAGTTCGCGATTTTCTGCTGCTGCAGAATCTAGAAGCGCTTTGGCTTCTTCCCAAGCACGATTACGTGCTTCGTGTTGTTGTTTAATATATTCCAATGACATTTTTTGTCCTTTTTGTGTTAATAGGTTTGTATTACATTTCTGCGTGGCTCACACGACAGGACAGATAGTGGTGGCATCCACGCAACTACCTAGAGATATCTTATCTCAGATTTAGCGTGTCTCTTTACTTTCTACGACTCTAGTCTCTTTTACTGGTTCGTATTTCTTAATCTCAGGTTCATCTATTTTCATGATGGCGTCTGCCATAGCATCTGCTAGCTGACTGATAGCACCTGATTCTGGATATCCAGCTGTTCTGAGTATTACATCTTTAACCTGGTCTTTATTCATCATATCGCCTTATAGATTAGGTCTAACTGTTTACGTTTTATATCTAGATTATTAAATGAGCCTAGTGCAGGCTTGTCATCTCTCAATTTGCTAACCACTTCTGTGATTAAGTCTGCATTATCAGCGCTGAGTGTTTCACCAGATTCTAATCGGACTAAGGCATCAGCTAACTTGTCTGGATCTGTGTTCGTTCTGGATGCAAGGATTTCAAGTGTGCGCACAGATGCTGTAGTGGCTTCATAGGCTGGGAATCCTGTAACGATAGAAACCTCATGCAGTCTTATGTCTAATAATTCTCTAGTCGTGCCGTCATCTGACCATCTGTCACCTTTCTTAGGTACAGAGAAACCGAATGACATCGCATGCACATCGCCACGCTTCATTAAGACCGATAAGTCACGACCATAAGTTGTATCAGGTAATTCAGCCTCAGCTAATAACCCTTTAGAATCCTCAGTCAGTCTGAGAGTTTTGGCTCTAGTAGATGCCAGCACCATATCCATATTGTGATTGACAAACATTTTAATTTCATTACGAGATTTTAGTGATCGCTTGAAAGCGCCAGGTACTATGCGTTCTGTGAAAGGTAACGGTTCTGAGTCACTATCAAATACGGCTGCGTAGCCTGTAAATCGCATTCCATCTTTAGTATCAGGCTCGAGTCTAATCTCGAAGTCCACGTCAGTCTTAATTCTGCGTTCTACTTTAGGTGTCATGCTGTTATCCTCTTTATCTTTATCTAATTGTATAGCGATACTAGACCATCTGCTGTTCTGTTCTTCTTTATCTAGCTGGTCAATAATTGATTGTGCATAATTCATTGCACGTGTAGCTGATGACTTGCTCGGACCTGAACCCCATAAAAGGTGTGCGACCAGTCCAGCTCCAGGGTAACCAGGGTCATCAGGGTTTCTGTTAGATGGTGCATCTAGATCTACCATGTGTCTGGCTATCCAGGGTGCGATTCTGCGCCACTTATCTTCAGATACTCGACCATCAGCCATATCACGTGCTTCTTGCTTAGTCTTATCTGTTAGACCATCTCCACCGAATCCCTCACGATTTAACTGTAAACCTCTACGAGCAGCAGCACGCATATACGCTGGTGGAGTTATATTTACCTGTCGTGAGTCGTTTTCAATCTCATCATCCGAGTCAGCCTGCCAAGCGTTACAGTAATAACCACCATCTACATAGTCATCCCACTTCTCACACCACGCTTTAGTGCCTGCCTCGTTTTGATTATCTTCGTTATAGAAGAAACAGTTACCACAGGCTCTACCCTCTGGCACATCATCTGCTAAGGCTGGTCTGTAATTATCGGGTAAAACTCTTTTTTGTTTTTTCATTTTTTTGTAATTAAGTCTTAAATCATCTATCTTGTTAAGTGTTGAAAACTTATGACCGACTAGCACATCTGTTTCTTGCCAGCCCTCATCGTTTTCTCTGTAAATTCTAATGAGAGCAGCAGGATCATCTTCTGTGCCTGTAATAGTAAAACTGGAGTCAGGAACATTTATTTCACCATCTCTAACGATACGCACAATACGACCTCTAGCTGTACCACCAGAAGCACCCCATGAAACAAAGTCACCTATAGATAACTCATCAGGCTGTGCTCTTTCACCACCAGGTTCCATATTCTCAGCTATAGAGACTGCAATCATCTGATCTATAGCATCCTGTTTATTCGTATGGCATCCGATAACTTCGCCATCTTCTTTAATCGTTGCCCAGCCTGCGCAATCGGCTGCTGAGTCAGTAATAAAATATGGCACTATTTACCCTCGACCAACCATGTAATTAAGAATGGTCCTGTCGCAGAAGCGACTGCATACATGGCATCATTTTGTGCCAGCTGAATATCTACGTGCGCTTGCTTTTCTAATTTCAGACCAGTAGACGTAGTAACTCCAGCAGGTCCTATATACACGTTGTCAGTATTATCTGCTAAATGGATATGTAATGTCGTTGCATAACCATAATTACCTGCGATTTTAACTACAGCAGTACCGACTGAAGTCTGTCCAGTTGTTAAAGACACTATTTGACCTCATAAACTGACTCAGGATCCAGTGGATCTATTTGTGCTACAGGTTGTAACTGTGTAGATGGTAGACCAGTATGAGCGATAGCTGGTAACTCTAATGCGCTTAATACCTGTGCTGGGTCGTAACCTGCAAAGACTAGGCGCTGAGCCATTTCAACTTTCTTAGCCTGCTCCACGACCTGTGCATCTGTAATATTTATATTAGCCAGTGGGACTCTAAACTGGTCACCCTCATCAACTGGTCTTAAATCTTCAAATCTGCGCACATCATTAACTGAGTAGAAACCTGCCTGCAGACCGATACTGTAACCCTGAATACGTGTTGTGTAATCACCACGTAATAGGCCGTCTACGTTAAACTTAATAAAGGCTTCGGATGGTAATAGTTTTGTGTAGGCCTGTTCAATTTTTTCTAAGTATGGTCTAAGTGTATGCACCACGAAGTTGATATTATTTTGTTCAAGTGATGCGTAACTCATAGCGCCTGGGGTTGTGATGGCGATCATGTGAGGTGGAACTCTGAACATTCTTGCGATTTCTTCGATGGCTAACTTACGTGACTCCAGC